GATTACTGGAAGCTGATGTTTGCCATAGCAATTTTTGCTAGGTAGTCAGCTGCGTTACCTAGAGAGCTTGCAGTATTTGAAAGCTCTACGTAGCCATACCTTGTCATAAAGCTGACTGTTGGCTCGAATGTAGCTGGGTCTAGAACAACACCAGAGCTCATTAGAGGGATGTATGGGCAGTAGAAAGCTGCTGCGTCCATCTCGTTAGGACCCTTGTAACCAACTAGAACTGGAGTTGACTCATCAGCATAGCTGTTTACGTAAACTTTCATTGAGTTGTTTAGTGTACCAACGAACTTTGTGTTTGTAGGTGCTTCAAATGTACCTTCAGTTGTACGAGCGAATGCAGATGTTGTTGCAGACTGTAGAACTGTTAGTGCAGTTGGGCTAACAACTACGTAGTTACCTGCGCCACGACGTGTGCGTTGAGCGATTAGGTTAGCTGCGTTGTTGATTAGGATAGCTAGAACAGCGTGACGATCACCAACGTATGTAGGTGTGCCGGTGAAAGAACCACCTGTCATATCGAATGTGCTTACTGCTGTACCGGATAGGCTTAATAGGGAACCTAGAACTTCCTGGTCGATTTCAGCTGTAATTTCTTGTGCTAGAGCAGCCATAATTTCTGCTTCAACGTCTAGACCGTGCATAGCTTGTGCATCTTGTGCAGCTTCAAAAGTCCAACGTGCGCTTAGTTTACGTGTCTTAGCTTCAACAGTTTGCTTTAGAACTTGAATGCTTAGTTTGTTACCAGCTTCGCCTTCTAGTGCGCTTGTTGCTGCTGCACGGCCTGTTGCTGCATCACCGGAATATGCCTTAGCGATGTTGAATGGGCTTAGTGCTTCTTGACCTGCTGTAGCGCCGTTAGCTGTTTGTGCATAACGAACACGTAGAGTATGGATCTGACCTACCGGACCTGTCATTGGTTGAACACCGATGATTTCGTTAGCGATAACGCTAGGCATTACTCGACGAATTACAGGTAGGATGACCTTGTTTAGAACGGCTACGTTGCCGCTTGTTGTTGCGCCTGCTGTAACACTTTCAGTTAGATAACCGCGTGTGTTTTCTAGGCAGGATTCCATAACAACCTTGCGGTTGCCGTTTAGACCTTCTAGTAGAGCTTCTTTAGTAGCTGACCAGTTAGTAGACTCAAAAAGTTGATTAGACATAGCTAATTCTCCTTACTTTCTTATATTTAAATTCCTGCAAGTTTTCGTAGTGAATAAATTTCGGCTTGTGCTTCTTTTACTTCACTCTTTGCAATTTTGTCGCCTGTAACCGCAGTCTTCTGTGGTTGCTTGCTCTCGACTAGTGCTTTTTTAGCAGTCTTGCTAGATGCGGCGCTGTCTAGAACGGCAGGCAGATATTTTTCGAATGATTCCTTGAGATTGTCAGTTCTTACTGTGGTCAGCAGATCTTCCATAATCTCACGTTTTTCCTTGGCTAATGGGCCTAGGAGTTCTTGCATAATAGCACTACGCTTTACTGTATCTTCTGCAATACGAGTTTTACGTTGCGCTGCTGCAATCGCTTCGTCCTTGGTAGCAAGAGCCTTAGTACTTTCTTCAAGTTTAGACTTTAAGCTACCAATTTGTGCACTTAGCTTCTTTAGCTCTGTGCCATCAGCAAAGTGGCTTGCCATATATTCTGCTGCGAACGCTTCCATAATCTTGCGACCGAAAGTGTTTTGTTTTGCAACTTGAATATCTTCTTTAAGTTGAGTAATCTCGCTTTTTAGTGTCTTGCCAATTACGGACTCGACGCGAGTTGCTGCTTCCTTAACGAATTTAGCCTTAGCTGATGCGATAATTTCTTTACCCTCAGTTACTAAACGAACACGAGCGTCACGTAGTGCCACTTCGTCTTCACGTAGTTCATTGAGTTCATTGGTTAGTCTGTGTAGAACGAATTCCTCTAACTTGCCGATATTGGAACTGTGTTCTTTGCGTTCTTGTCGTAGTTCGCCGATTTCTTTTGCTAACGCTTCCATAACAAACTTGTTTAATAGTTCGCTATGTTCACGTACTTGTTTAGCATAAGCAACTTTAGCTTCAGCTAATTCTGCACGGTCTTGTTTTAGCTCGGTAAGTTCAGCAGTGATTGCCTCGGTTATCATTTGGTCCATAGACTCAACGATTAGACCCTTATCGTGCTCATAACGCTGTGCGAATTCTTCACGTAAAGTAGCTGTGATTTCAGCTCTAGCTTCGTTTAGCTTGGTATCCCAGGCTTCTTGAAGCTTGACCTTAACATCTTCTGAGATTACCTCTGAACCGAATAGTTCTGGAAAAGTTTTCATACTGTTTCTCCTAATCAGATCTTTAAGGTTTTGATTAACTTTAATACCTCTTCCTCAAGGTACTTTTGTGCTTTGCTGTCATAACCTGCTGCTGTTGCAACGTCCATAAGCTGCTTATTGCGACGAGACATCATTACTTGTTCGTAAATTGCCTTAGGGTATGCTTCTGGAGCACTAGGATTTGCTACAATGTCAACTGTTACAACTTCGAAGTCCTTAACTTCTCCGCCTTCGTTAACGTTGCCTGAACCGCGTGAGCTAACACCTAACTTCACACCACTTTCCAGTAATGTCTTTACAATGTTTCCCATTGGAGTAGGAAGTATTTTCAACTTACCTATACCGTTCGATCCATCCATATATATGTCCGTAATCATATGGCTAACTCTGTCTAGGTTTACTTGCAAATCATCTGGGTGATCTGCTTCGCCTAATACAGAGTATCCGCTATCAATACGTTCTTTAATACTCTTTACTGCTCGGCCGATTTCTGTAACTGGATAAACACGTTGGTTCTGGTTACGTTTGTCGCCTTGCATAAAAATACCACTCATATACAAGTCGCGGCCTTTACCGTCGCGACTTTCTACGCTCTCGACTGTGACTCTCGCTTGATCAAATGTCAATGTTTCACGTAGTGGTATATAAGCCATATATTATTTTCCTGCGATTGGACTACGGCCGTTTGCAGCTTCTGGCTTAGCAGGAGCTTTTACTGTACGTAGTTGTGGAGCAGATTTCTGACCTGGCTTGTTGCCTGCTGCAATGCTCATATCTTTAGGAGCCGCTGCTTTGCCGCCTGTTTCTGCTGCGTCGCCGCCTAGCTTAACTGGCTTAGCTGCCATACCTTTAGCACCGCTGTTAGCAGTTACTGGACTCTTAGTGTTTTGACCATTGTCGCCTGGTGTTGGCTTTGCAACTGCAATTAGGTCAGCACTTTCGTCTAGGCTTTCTTCAGTTTGTTCTTCTTCGCCGCCGAACTCGTCGTCGCTAGCGAATTCTTCCTCGCCTGCTTCATCAGCACCGAATTCTTCCTCGCCGCCCATTTCTTCCTCACCAGCTTCGTCAGCTTGTAATTCAGCAAATAAGCTCTTTAGTTCGTCTAATGCATCTTCAACATCTAGTACAGCGTCTTGTACAGAAGCCATATCAGCTTCTTCGCCAGCTTCGCCGCCTAGGTCATCTGCGAAATCTTCTTCGCCGCCTAGGTCATCTGCGAAATCTTCTTCGCCGCCTAGTTCTTCTTCGCCGCCGAACTCGTCGTCGCCTTCCATCTCGTCTTCAGAGAACATCTCTTCAGTTTCGATTTCTTCTTGCGCGGTTTCGATATCGTCTGCAAAGTCGCCTTGTGCATCATCGGTAATCTCTGTTTCGAAAACGTCTTCTTCAGCTAGCTCGTCGCTCTGAATTAGACTTTCGTAAATGCTACGACCTTTTTCTACAAAGTATGTGTGTAGAAGATCGCTAGCCTTGCCTTCTTCTTTATTTAGAATGTGCTCTAGCACTTGTTCTAGAATTTGTTTTGACATAGTATTCATCTCCTTTTGGCCAAAAGATACTGGGTTTCTTACGATTATTTAAGTAGTAGTTTAAAAATACCGCTTAAAACACCTGTAAAAACGCATTTTTTTACACCAGTTTCAGTGTATA